TCAAGAGTTTCCACCAACTGAGGACTACGCTTTTGTCATGACAGGCAGCAGTTACTTTAGTAATGCTCGTTGTACAGATGCCGTCAAAGCCCTTAAAAAGAGAAACTTTGAATCTTACCGATATTCCTTTGGGATGAACTTCCAAGATACTGAAGTCTTAAAGTCAACAGAACGCTTGGCAACCTTAAAGGTGTGGGAACAACCTGTTGATACAGCTTACTATGTGATTGGTGCTGATCCTGCTTACGGATCAAGTGATTGGGCAGATCGGTTCTGTATTCAAGTCTTTAGATGTTACGCAGATGGTTTAGAGCAAGTTGCCAGCTTTGCCACTTCAGAACTCAATACGTATCAGTTTGCGTGGATTATCGCTCACTTAGCAGGTGCTTACAAGAACTCAACACTTAACCTTGAAATCAATGGTCCTGGTCAAGCGGTGATCAACGAACTCAAGAACCTTAAACGCCAAGCCTCCGCCATGGGGACTGCCCTCGGTAAAGATCTACTCGATGTCTACGGCAATATGCAAAACTACATCTGGAGAAGGAATGATACTTTGGGAGGTGTTAGCAACAGTATTGGCTGGCTCACAACTTCTGCAACTAAAGAGAGGATGCTCTCTTACATGAAAGATTACTTTGAGCGTGGCATGATGGATATTGTGGATTTGGATACTATTGAAGAAATGAAAACAATGGTCAGAGATGGTGGGTCCATCGAGGCAGCAGGTCGCAACAAAGATGATCGTGTGATTGCAGCCGCTTTAGCCTCAGCAGCCTACGCTGAACAAGTCCAGCCCCGATTGATTATGCAAAAGATTACCCGTCAAATTAGTAGAATCCAAGATGACTTCACTCCTGAACAACTCACAGTAGGTCGGAATGTAAGTGATTACTTAAAAAGAATTGGAGTGTATGGCTCAGACGGTAAAGTTCACACATGATGCCCACATCCACCATTCCTAAGAGCGAGCTTAAAGTGATTATGAAACGCTTTTTAAAGGATCAAACACGGGGTATCTCAACACAACTTTTTGCAGATTTAGCGGGAATATCCAAGGTTCACCTTCAAGATGTGTTCTTGTATTGCACAGAACCCTTGACCGAGCGGATCCAATATCGAGTGTCCAAAGCCTACAATGAATGGAAAAATGGAGAAGTTGCCATCATGCAAAACCAAGATCGAACACGATTTGTGGAATACAGGCGAGAAGCAAAACCAATTATGAGTAGAACAACAGGCTTGCAAGTCGTTAACGGAGAGATTAAGATTAAGGTTGGTATCAGCAATAAATATGATTATTCGGTGATACCATTAGATGAACAGTTAAGAAAGGGATAACATGGCTGTCTTAAAAGATTTTAAATGCGAACACCACGGCTACTTTGAAAGCCGATCACCACAATGTCCAATGAAAGGATGCACTCATGAAGTTCTCCAAGTTTTTCTCCAAGCTCCTGCCTTGGTTTCTCAAAAAACAAAAGCCACCGACAAAAGTGTCAAACAACTTGCCATCGAGTTTGGAATGTCAAATATTAAATCCACACGAACGGGTGAGAACCAAGCAGGGTTCCTTACACGAAATAACAAGTTCTCCGAAAAAGAATACGCAGAAGCCGAAAAATTCGCCACCCGTAAAAAAGGAGTTAACAAAGACAAAATCAAACCCGTCAACCCACCACCCACGCCACAAGCCAAAGAAACCCGTGCTGGTGACAACGCCATCTGGGGCAACTCGTTCCAAGGCATGAATATGCAAAGTATTTTGGCTGGGAAATACAGTCAATCTATAAAAGGTGAATCTGCGGGCTTGACACCATCGCAAGCGGGAATTAAAGTAGGACCAACAGTTAATCCAAACGGTACAATGAGAGATCACGAAAATCTACAAATTAAAAAATGAGAATCCCTACAAATAATGATGACCGTGAGAATTTCTACCTTGACATAATGAACAAGTGTCTTGTTTCAAGAGAAGAAAGAAAAGGCGATTACACCACATTACGTTCTTATTATTTGTTTGGAGTATCTCCAGAACAACCGCCAGCATACTTTAACAAGATACATCCGCACCTTGATCAATTAACTAGTTTTTTGTATTCAGCAGAAACAACTCGCTTTTCAATTAATCTTGGTGCGTCTGTTCCCATTGTGGAACAAGATAAAACACCCGTACTGACTAAAGCCTTAAATGATGAATGGCTCAATTCTAATGCCGATCAAGTGTTTTCAATGGCATTGCAATGGGCGTTAGTCTACAACACCACTTACATTAAACTCGTAGTGAATAAGGGTATTCATCCTTATATGATTGAACCCGCCAGTATTGGCGTATTACGAGAAGATATACCCTATACAGACAGGCAAGAAGCTATCGTTCAAACTTATTACATAACTAAATCTGAGCTTGCAGCCCGTCTGTATTCACATCCTAAACGACAAGCGATCATGGATCGTGTGACTTCTGGTGTTAAAGTATCCGACAACGATATGCCTGAAGCCGTTAATCGTATTGTAATGAGTCAAACCAATCCTACTATTTACGGAAACATCAATATGGACTTGTACGGTATGAACCGTTACATCCCTCGTATTGGCGAAGATACCGTAGAAATGAAAGAAATGTGGCTTTGGAATGATGACACTCAAGATTATCAAGTAGTCACTATGGCTTCACCTGATATTGTGGTTTATGATCGCCCAGGAGCTAGTATGTTCCTTAAAGGCGAATGTCCTTTTGTTCAGATCTGTCCTAATCCGCAATATGATTATTTGTGGGGACAAAGCGAATGTCAACGACTGATTATGTTGCAAGAACTCAGAAATAGTCGCATGACAGAGATTTTAGATATTTTAAGCAAGCAAGTATCTCCTCCAACGGTGTATTCAGGTATTTCAGGCATTGTCGATGAGAAATACATGGCATTAAACCGTGCAGGAACTTATATTGCTTCAGATATGCCTGGAGCTAAGGTGGATAGGCTTTCTCCTGATATGCCAGCCAATTTATTTGAGGTTATACACGAAGTTGATGAGATGTTTGCTGAAGCATCGGGAATATCTAACGTATTAAGTGGTAAAGGTGAGTCTGGGGTGAGATCACAGGGTCATGCTTCACAATTAGCTCGTTTAGGATCAGCCAGAATTAAAAAGAGAGCTTTAGTCATTGAAGATAGCTTAGAGAAAGTGGCTACGCTTTATTTGAAACTCATGCAAGTGTATGATGACACTCATTTTCAAGATACTAACGGTAAGAAATTTATTGGTGAACAATTTACTAAAGATTTCACGGTTAAGGTGGATGCTCATAGCAATTCACCTATCTTTACAGAAGATTTAAAACAATTAGCATTTAATCTGTTCAAAACAGGTAGCATTGATAAAGAATCTTTGCTAGACTTAGTTGAACCACCCATGAAACAATTGTTGATTGAGAAGTTGCAAAAGAGAGAGAAAGAACAAGCGTCAAAACCTCCAGAGCAACATCCAGAACCAAAGAAACATAAAAAAGAGGAGCCTGTCGGATAATGGCAACACGCAACGTACAACCGAAAGCTGATCAACCTCGCATTACAACGCAAGGTCTTAAAGACCGTGCAAATATACCGAATTTGCAATATCGTGCAAGTGGGATGCAACAATCACGTAGCCCAAGCACACGCAGTTTAAGCACAAGACTAACCAGGGGATAAGTTTTTACTAGGAGATAGCAATGAGAAAAGCTCATAAAAAAGCTCGTAAAACAAGGCGGTAATTTGTTTCCGTGAGAAGAAAAAGGTTGTGGCTGCCTGACCTTTGAAATAGGTGACCGTTCTAATAAGGAGAACTAGCATGGCTCGTAAAGCTCGCAAAGGTCGTAAAGCTCGCAAGTAATTCGCAAGAATTATTTTGGGTGACCAACTAAACCTCCCATGGGGGAGGGAATAGAAATATATCCCCCACTTGACAAACTGACAGAAAGGTTTAATCTTTCTTAAAACTTGATAGGATTTGTAATGAGTGTACCTCCAGATCGTCTGATGGAAATGATAAGAAACCAAAAGGATAAAGCTACTCCTGGTGGTGTAACTCCTGTGCCTGAAAATGTGGGTGCAATGTCCGATGGTGGAACTCCTCCAATGGGATCACCTATGTCAACGCCTGAGCCAAAGATGGGAAATCGTGAAGCAGCAATGCTCAATGTTTCTATGGCAATGGATTTATTAGAACAAGCCTTACCTGCAATCGGATCTGAATCTCCTGAAGGACAAAAATTGTTAGCAGGAATCAGAACTCTCACGACACTTATTGGACCAAAGAAATCGAAGGTCAATGAACTTCAGCCAACTGAGATTATGCAGATGTTACAACAATTACCTCAAGCGGGTGGTGCTACGCCTGAAGGAAAAGCAATGCAACAAGCACCAATGATTCCTGGTATGTCACCTGGTGGCGCATCTCCTCCTCCCCCTCCTCCGATGGGTGGTGCTGGTGGTCCTCCTCCTGGCGGTATGCCTCCCCCTGGTGGTATGCCTCCTGGTATGCCTCCTCCACCCATGTAAAAGGAAATTAAAATGGAACTTTTTAAGCCGAGAGGCGCAGCAAACCCACGCAGACCTACTGACAACACTCAGAAAAATGGTCAAATTATTAATACACCAAGATATTCACAGTTTGGTGGATTATCAGCTTCTACAAAAGCTGGTTACAAGAATATGATGACGATGTCCCATCCTGGTGACACCAAAAAAGTTATATAAATTAAATAGGGGATAAAAATGTCTTTAGAAGATATTTCGTTTGAACAAAGAGATGAGTTGGCGCTATTAGCAAAGACTCTTTCTGAAAATCCAGAAACACGCAGAGATTTTTTGCGTATGACAAAAAGAGTTAAGCCTGATCTACCAATTCCTGAAATTGAATTGCAAGATTACGCTGAAAAGAAAATGTCAGAAATGGAAAACCGTTTACTTGCTTCTGAAAACAAATTACGTGAAAAAGAAGCACGTGAAGAATTAGACAAGCGTAGACAGAGTTTGATCTCAAAAGGTCTTGCAAGTAGTCAAGATGATGTTGATCAAATTGAAAAGATTATGCTTGAAAAGAATATTTCCAATCATGAAACAGCAGCAGAGTATTTTGATTGGATGAAGCAAGCAGCCGCTCCAACTCCAACAGGTTACAATCCAAGTGGACTCAATAAATTTGATTTATCAAAATATTGGAAAAATCCACAGATGGGTGCGAGAGAAGAAGCAGCAGCAGCTTTAAAGGATATTAGAAACCAAGGCAGAAAAGCCATTGGCATTTAATAGTTAGTATAGGGGATATATTAATTTTGTTTGGAGATAGATTATGCCTATAGGTGGCGGAATACTCCCACAGTCAGGAAGCTCGCAGTACAACGAATTGACTTATGTCACCCGTAGAGCGTTTATTCCGAAACTAGTGGTTCAGCTTTATAACAGCACACCCTTGATGGCTGCGTTGATTGCTAACAGTCAACAGGCTTCAGGTGGTGTATCACAAGTAACCGTGCCAGTTCAAGGTGCTCAGTTTGTTAACGCTCAATGGTCTGACTACTCTGGTTCTTTTAACCAGCCTTCAGTCCAACAAGGTGCTTTCAATGCCGAGTTCAACTTAAAACTGATGATTGCGCCAGTCCCGTTCCTCGGAATGGAAGGAGCAGTTCAGCAAGACTACGCTATTATTCCTTTGATCGAAGCTCGTATGAATGATGCGACTAACGTCATGATGGATGCAATGGCAACAGCCTTGTACACAAACTATACCAACACACAACAGTTCATTGGCTTGCCAGGTGCTATTGATGATGGTACTAACATGACAACTTACGGTAACATCAATCGTTCAACATACACTTGGTGGAAATCGAAAGTTTACAACGCAGGTAACGTTAACCCAACTCGTCAAAATACTTTACAGTACATTTCTGGAACCGTTAAAAACGGTGCTGAAGTGCCTACGTTTGGTGTTTGTGGATTTGGTACTTGGACATTGCTTGCACAAGACTTTGTTGGTCAAGAACAGTACGTTATAACTCCAGGAAACGGTTTTGATGGCGATGCAAATGGTCCGTCTGCTGCTTTTAGAGCATTAATGGTTGCTGGTGTTCCTATTTATCCTGATCCATACTGTCCTGAAGGTACTGTGTATTACATTAACAGTAATTACTTATCCTTGTATATTCATGATCAAGGTTCATTTGTATTTACTGGATTTGAATCCACACTCCCGAACTGGCAAATTGGTTACGTTGGCGCAGTCTTAATGATTGCAGAATTAGTCAGCGTTAAGCCTAAGTCAATGACCAGGGTTTCAGGTTACAACTCTATTTCACTATAAGGAGAAGAAACCATGTCATTAGCTTCCAATAAAATCCTGATTTCCAATACCAGTACAAATACTCCTGGTGCGTATCTGCAACCAGTTACTATTTCAAGTATCGGTATCGGCAATCTCACAGCAATGAACGCAGGTACTTTAATATCTCAGTTCGTTCCTGCAGGTGTTTACATCATGCCTTTAGTTGCAACCGCTAACGTTGCTATTGAAGTTAATACTTATGTAAATGCTACAGGAGCAGCAGTCAACAACTGGGTGACTTATATTGCCTCTAACTCTGGTGGAACCATTCTTTCTGACGGATACAATGTACGTGCAAACGCAACAGCATCCAACCAAACTCTTACGCTGTATACAGCTAATGGTGGTCAGAACGTTTCTTCAACTTTTACTAGTTAAGGGGAACAATAATGGCTAATCCAGAATCAGTCGCACAGTTTTATCTCGATAGTTTTGGGAATGGTCGTATTGGTTATGTTCAATCTACTGCACTAAATACAACGGGAAATGCTGTAATTACCATCCCGTTGTTAGTTGGTGGATTAACAAATGCAGGAGCGCTCGCAGGATCGGGTTCTGTAATTCCTCGTAGAGTTACAGTAATGGGATCTAACGGTAATATAGCTCTTGCTAACGTGTCAATTACTACTTCAAATGATGGAAATTTATCAAATGTTGTAGTGGGTAATACAGTTTTGACGGCAGTTTCAACTGCTGGTAAATATCAAGACTTAACGATTACTTACACAGCTAATACTGCTATTACTGGTTTTACAACGCAAGCCTTATATGTCAATGTGGTTACTGCAAGTGGTAATACAAACACAGCTAGTATTGCAGTTTATGGAGATGTAGTTACATTTTAATATGGGTATTTTTGTTACAAACCGTTCAGATTTAAAATTGAAGGATGGCTACGCTGGGGTCTTTTATGAATTTAAAAAGGATCAAACTGTAGAGATTCCTGAAGAAGTGGCAAAACACATCTTTGGGATTCACGATCCAGATAAAGAGAAATATTTGGCAAGGCTTGGTTGGTGTAAAACCAGCAATGACTTAGAAGCTGCAATAGCAATATTGGAGCAATGGGAAATTGGAACTGAGCCTCCAAAAAAGGACCAATCGTTATCCCCGTTGGTGGAAAAAGTACCCTTGCCAACTTCTAAGAAGGCAGGGGGAAACATCCTTAAAATAGCATAATTAATATGGAATTTAGATGGCAACGCTTTCAAGTTACATTACCGATGTTCGTAGGCTGTTACATGACGCTAATTCTAATTTCTATACAGATCAGCAGCTAACAGATTACATCAACTCTGCACGTGAGCGTGTCGTTAGAGATACGGGCGCACTCAGAGAAATCATTGTCACGCAAACTCCATGTCAGGTTCCACCAAGTGCCGCTTTAAATGGTGTTACACCAACATATCCAACTGCGTGGGTTGCTAATACTGCTGTTACTTTAAATAGTTTTGTTTTTAGTAACATCTTTATTTATCAATATACTCAGGCAGGAACATCAGGATCTACAGCACCACCGTATCCTGCTAACAATACAAATAACTACACCAACTATCCACCGACTACACAATTTGCAGACGGAACAGCAGGACTGACGTATGTTGGTAATTGTGAGAACATTTCTTACGCTGCATTAACAAGTTTAATGGGTTCTACGCCTTTATCACCTAGTTCTAATGCTACCGTACTTGATATTGTGAATATTAACCTCTATTGGGGCAATACACGGGTTCCCATGGATTATTTACCATGGACTGACTTTAATGCAAGGTTGAGGTTCTGGCAAAACTATATTGGCAGACCTTTAGCATTTAGCGTGTATGGTCAACAACAAATTTATTTAGGACCTGTGCCTGATCAAATCTATCAAATTGAGATTGATTGTGTAATATTGCCTAATGCGTTGCAACTAGCTACGGCAAGTACAACGGATGTGATTAATGATCCCTATACCAAACCTGTTCAGTTTTATGCTGCTTATTTAGCTAAGTTTTATGAACAAAGTTTTGGTGAATCAGAAATTTATAAACAAGAATATCAAAAACAAATTAGTGGCGTTCTTAACTCAGTATTTACAAGGCGTTTGCCTTCTGCTTATTCGAGTTCATTCTAATGGCTGCGGCAGAACAAAAAAAGTCCTACCAAGTTGTCAAGCAATTTAAAGGCATTGACACTAAGGCTAACCGTACCGCTATTGATGAAACAGAGTTTTCTTGGATTGAAAATGCACAACCTATTGGATATGCTAATTTAAGGGTTATCCCTAACTCTACTCAAGTGTACGATTCAGGAAATGCTGCTGTTACTTTTACAAGCACCGCTAATTTTTATTCAATTAATTTAAACATAAATGATTATGTTATTTCTTTTAATGCAGATGGTAGCGCACAATATTTTAATATTCAAACCAACACAAAAGGCACAATTGCTGCTGCGGGTAAATTTTCAAGCTCTGGCGTAACAGTTTGCCAATGGAATAATCAATACATGATGATTTTAGATCCTGAAAAGGGTCTTTATTCATGGGATGGTACAAATG